CGATGCTGTAAGGAAGTCGGCGAACAAGCTCCTCATACACGCGAGGAAGGTCACGACGGAATTCGTTAGAGAACAGTTCAATGACCGCAATCTTGTAGCCTTTCATGTTCTTACTCTGAAGAGTAGCATCGCTCACAGGCTTTTCAGCCGTTTCTGCCACGAAGTCAGCAACGGGATCTCCTGTGATTACTGGAATCACAAGACCGCTGCCAGGAAGGTCGACGCGCTGTGCAAGACGCATGATTGCGGATTCTTCCTGTGCCTTCTGCCATACTTCCTGTGATAGCTGTGCGGGAAGAACAACACCAGTCGTGCCACGATTGATGTCTACGGGAGTAGTGGACAATGCCATGATGTTACCTCTTTCTTACTTGAAGAATTTCTCGGCAGTTTCGGCAAAGAGGTCTCCGTTTGAGACTTTGCCGTCGCTGCCAATTACCAGTTTCGATGCACTAGACTTAGCTGCCGCATGGACAGGTTGCTTGGCTTGGTACAAACGAGCGAACTCGTTCATTGCGTCCTCGTCGGCGCAAAATTCCAGCAGTTCCGATGGCGTGCCTGTCTCCTCTGCGATTCGCTTCGCGGAGGCAAGACGTTCGGTCTCTGCCTTCATCGCTGCCAGTTCAGCCTCTGCCTTCTCTGCTCGTGCGTTTGCCTTTTCCTGCTCCGACATCTGCTGCTCTTTCAGCTGCTCAAGTTCGGATGCAGCAGCAGCATTCTCCTTGGCACGCTTCTCCCAGTCGCGCGAGTGCTGACGCATAGCCTCGTACTTCGCCTGCCAGTCCGTTTCGGTGGCTTCTGGTGTCTCCGTTGCCTCGGTTACTACTGTCTCTTGTGCCTCTTCTGTCATTTCTGACTCCTTTCCTGTTTCAGGACATAAAAAAGCCACCGTTTCGGTGGCTGTGGAAACACGCCTTGTGCGTGGTATTCCTAATGGATTCCTTGCTGCTCTCTCATAACCATGAGAATCTGGCTGGTCTTGTCATAGTTGCCAGCATCAATGCGCTCTTGAAGTTCTTCGGAGATGTCTCCACTTCTTAGTGCGTCTCTGGCTTCATCGTATTTGGCTCGGTATGCCTCTGGGTCGTATCCTTCGATTTTCTGATTACCGAATACAGGCGTTGCCGTACACGTACAGTGGTCATGGCTCTCTACCGCATCCTCATCTGAGTAGGTATAACCAAGTGATGCACGCATTTGGCAAAACGCACTTCGCAACATTGCCAAGCAAGCCCATCACGTCTACTGTTGCCGCTCCTGATTGCACCTCATCAAGAATTGAGATGGTCGCAGAGTAGACAGCATCTGCATTGTATCCAGAATAGGCTACAGGCTGATACTTGCTCTTGACCTTAGACGCAGCTCGGATGCCAGCGTAGTACTGCGCGGTGAGAGCAGCACTCATGTCCGTGTATGACTTGCACGTCTCAGACATAATCCTGGCTACATCGTCCCAGTCCTCGGTGTCCTTAATTCGCTTCTTAAGCGTAGCGTTGGCAGATTGCGCAAGCCTAGCGATGATGCCAGCTTGCCGCCTGACGTATGCTCTACTCACTGATGTCATTGAGTGCCGCCACTAGTTCTAGTCCCATATTTGCCGCCGTCTCAGCTTCGACCTTGCGCCTCATGTCTTCGGGGAAACCGACTTGCTCCCAGAATACGTCTGTCCCAGCGAAGCCAGGAACAACAGCTGCCAATTTTGTCATGGCGTCTGTTTGAGACACCACCGAAGGCATAGCAGGATTTCGGAAATTAGCCGTAAAATCAAGATACTCATCAGGCAAGTCTGCCAGCGGAGTATCTAAGGCAGCAGCAATCGCCATGCTTGCGAGAGAAACAAGGCTGTCACGATTACCATCGTTTAGGTCTTCGCAATCAATCACGAGAGCCTCGTTTGCGGCATAAATCGCCTCAGCGCTCGCTGGCTGGTCGTGAATCACACCGAGCGTGCTAATGGGTATATTCGTCTCACCAGAGAAGCGAGCAGCCAGAGCACGCATATAGTCAGTATGAGGCTGCATACTTCCTTGTGACAGTTGACCATAGGTTGGCAAGTTGCCGTCTTCGTCACGCCCGATGGCAAAGATGTTACCGATGTATGCCTCCCACTTAGTCGTTGTCGCGAAGGCATTACTGTCTGCGCCGAGAAGATATTTCTGAGGCGAAGTAAAGAACTCTGCGCTGATTTCCGTGCGCAAGGCTTCACGTACCGCTGAATCCGTGATGGACATGACCGAGCGAGAGATGCGCGATTGTCCAAGAGGTCGCTCATAAGTTGGACGATAAGCGAAGACTTCCATCGTGGGTCTACCCATCGAGATAGGCTCAATCTCGTAGTCCCAATAGCCTAAACGTGTGTCCCACACATGAACACACGCATCGTCTGTGTACAACGTAATGTCTACCGGTGCGCCATCGTTAAACCAATTGATGACCATGCCGTAAGCGATGCGTCCTTTGGCTTCGTCCCATCGAGCCGATGCGCACTCAGCAGAATGCAAGTCAATGCGTGGTGCGCCATCTTCGTCCACGCTTACCGTTGCAAATGCGCACGAGTGAATAAGCTGTGATTGAACTGTCGGACGATAGCGTGCTTTCAATCTTGATTTCGCACTGATGCGTTCTAGTAATGTTTGCGTCTCCGCACTAGCTGCCGTGAAGCCATCAAAGCGTGAACGGACAGCCATCATGTCGACAGCTTTTTGCGGCCATCCGACAACGGTCTCCACGTTCAAAAGGCTCGGAGGAATCGAGATTCCAAAGTCTTTGAGCACGTTCTTGCCGTTGTAGTAGCGCATTTTAAGCTGATTCCTAAACAGCTTAGATGCCCACAGACCGATGAGGTCATAGAGCATCTTCTGGTACTCGCCAGGAAACGAATCATCGAATACAGGCACGTTGAACGCACCGGTAAAACGAGCGACCTTGTACCACGTACTAGGCTGGCTCGTATCGTTAATCTGCGCTCCTCCGTATCCGTTCGGATACTCTCTCGGTGTCCAAGTCACAACAATACTGCCTTTCTTCCAGGTTTCCGCTTGGTTGTCATCGCTGCCCAGTACGCAAGAGCAGCAGCTTCTACTAATGTTGCATCGGCTTCATCGGTAGATGAGAATCCCCATCCTCCGTTGTTTCCTATCTTGCGCCTCGTGGAACGTGTGACGCTCGTAGTAAGTGCCTCTTGTCCGTAGTGCGCGATGTTGCCTTCCTTGACTGCGTTGGCAAACGATGAGCAAGCAGCAATCACGTCTCCTGTCTTTGGTCTGATGATGACCTTGGACGGAACGCCAGCAGCCAAGAGCCTGTCGTTAAGGTCTTGCGCATTCGACTGACCATCGATAACAATCTGCGCTGCCTTCTTGTGCCTCTTGGCTAATTCATCGGCGAACCATTGAATGCCGTGAGAAGTTGACTTCGAGTCCACAACATAGACGAACGGAGTCGCATTCTTGTAGCACGCAGCGATTGTGCCAGTACTCCCATCAGGAGAGAATTTGACCGCATAACAGAGAACACCGTCTTGCTCTGGCTTCTCTGTCGCAAGTCGCGTCCAATCGTCTTCAGAGATGACATACTCGACCTGGCGGATTGGTGTCCACCATCCTAACCGCTCACGAGCGAACGTGTCGGTGTCCATCTGTTCTACTTCGCCTTCTACCGTGGTCTCATCGATGAGTAGTCCCATGCTCGGATTGGTGGCGTACCATCGCTCCTTGTCTCGCACGTCTCCCGTTTCATCAACCGACCACTCAAACCACGCTGTGCGCTCACCTGCTCCCGTCAATGCTCGTTCGCGTATGGTGCGAAACACAGCACCGTCAGCCTGGCCAGTAGGTGGACTCGACAAATAGATGGTCTGTGGATTGTCAGACGCAGAAATTGCTGGCAGAAATGATGCCTGTTGCTCCGCATCCAGTTCTAGTGCCTCATCGAACACCAGCAGGTCTCCATGCTGACCACGACCACCGTTGCGTGTTCGAGCCAGGAACTTGCACCTTGCTCCATTTTTCAGAATGATTTGCTCACGCCCAAGCGCAGTCTTGATGTCCTTGACATACTTAGAAACTGCCTTGGTCTCAAAGAATCCTGCCATCGCTTCAAAGGTCTCGGTCGATGTCTTCTGAAGGTGTGATGTGTAGATAACTTCCTCACCAAGCAAGAGCATCCCATAGTTAATGCGAGGCACGACCAGACCGAGCGTCTTGCCGTTCTGCCTCGGAACACTACCAGCACAAGTGAGTGCTGCCCACCTGCCTACCTTGTTCCGACCGAGCCAGCCTTGCATGATGAGGTCTTGCCACTCAAACATTTCCAAACCACCAGCCTTGTTGACAGCGTGGCAATCTTGCCAGTCAGAATCAAGGTAGTCAGGTACGACCAGCCTTGTTGGTGTCTGATTTCCTATCTCTCTTCGAGATAATCTGCGCGATTTCGTCAGGGTCTGTGTCATTTGCCTCTATCTCCTCAATCTCGCGGATTGTTTCACGGTATTGACGAGCAAGAGAAGCCATAGACCTACTGTTGGCGTGTTGCATTAGTTCGTAGAGATTAGCTTCCAGTTCTTTCAGCTTTTCCAGCCTGGTCTGCTTTTTCAGCTTCGCCATGTGACCAATCCAATCCATACTCGTTTATAATCTTGCGGAAGTCTTCTATGTCATGTGGAACGATGTAGTACTGTTCCTCGTTGCCATCCAGGTCGATTCCGACATGGAGCAATTCATGGAAGAGCAGAATCCGAATCTGTTCGTCCGTGAAACGCTCCACGTTTGGCTCGAAGACCGTGATTGTGAAGTCGAAAGGTACAGACCACTTGAAGCGGTCAGGCACTTTTTCGCATTGAGCGTAGACCACCTTGCGATTGCTCTTCTTCTCCAAGTCGCTGGACAGATAGGCAATCTGGGCAT